GTTCTGGTGTCATATCTGGTGTTTTAAATTGTTCTACTCTTTCATTTACTGTGTCTTGAACTTTCTTTGACTGTGCTATATCATTTAATTCTTCTGCATTTAATTGATATGCTTTTCTTCCATATCCACCACTTATTGTATTTAATGCTCCTGTTGATAGCATTGTCATTAATGCTGTTTTCTTCCAGTCATCAAATGAATAACTTGCATCAGGATCAACTGTTGCTTTATCTATTGCTGTTCCTACTAAATCTGAGATAGTTTCTTCTCCTACTTCTCCTGCCATTCCTACTGCTTGTTTTGCTATAAAGTTTCCTGCTTTATTCTTTATTGCTTTATTTATTCCTTTTTCTACTAAATCATCAGCAGTTCCTTTACCAAAGAATTTTAAACCACCTGTTAATTTTTCAGTTCCTACTTCTACTAAACCTTTACCTAAACCTATTTCATTTGCTGTACTTAAATCTGACCCTTTTTCCTCTGCTTCTTTTGTTGCTTGTCCTTTTGCACTTACTCCCATTGCAGCAAGTCCTATATCTGGATTCTTTGTTACTGCACTTAAAGCCATACTTGGTATCATATTACCTACTGTTTGTGATACTTCTCCTGCTATTTGCCATCCTTTACCCATTTTTTCACTATCTTTTGATACACTTTCATTAAGTTTATTTGATGGTGTTTCTACTATTTCTCTTGCTTTTTTAATATTCTTATCTGCATTTTTATCTACTATATTTAATTGTTGTCCTGCTGATTCTAAATTATTTACTAAAGGATTATTATTTAATATTGCTCCACCTATATTAAGTGCTTTTTCCCATCCTTTTTTATTTTTATCTTGTACTATTTGTTGAACTTCTTTAGCAGTTTCTGGCATTGTTGATAAACCATATATATCTAATGTTCTTGCTAAACCTTGTAAATAATTTTCTAACTTTCCTTTTTTCTTACCTTTTTGTGCTCCCTCTTGAACATTTTGAAGTGGTGCATCTACTATTCCAGTTAATCCACTTGTTAAACCTGCTCCTGCACTTTTTCCTATAAATCCTAGTTTTTGACCAGTTGTAGGTTCTTTATCATCAAAAGACATTGTTGTTTTATTTTTTATATTATTACTTACATTATTAAAAGTATCAACAGTATTTGCTACACTTTTATAGCTTGGTGCTGTTCCAATTTCTACTGTTGGTGCTACATAATTTTCTTGTGATATTTGCTTTGTTTTTAAATATTCATTTATCTCTTTATCTTTCCATTTCTTAGCCATTTATATCACACTCCTATCATTATATTCCATAAGATTTAAAAATTCTATCTGCATCTGCTTGTGTTATCTTTCCATTCTTTAATCCACTTGCTATTGCATTAGATAATTGATTATATGTTTTTGCGTTTGCTGCATTGCTTACATACCATTTTGTTGCTGTTTTTGAACTAAACTTTGCTGGTGAACTTACAGAACTTATGTTATAATCACTGCTTCTACTTGATACTTTAGGACTTCCTCCAGAACTTCTTCTAGAACTTCTACCACCACTTGAGTAGCTTCTTCCTAAACTTTGCCTGGACAATTGGTCTTGATATTGTTGTTTTTGCCAAGCCATATTTTCATTATATTGTCTAACTTTCTCATTAAATTCTTTCTCTTGCATTTGTCTTTGCCATTCTTGTTGTTGTTGTGCAAGTAAATTATTAAGATATTGTGCTTCTATATTTGCATTTGCACTTTGTAAACCTGTATTATATGTTTGATTAGCAAGTGTATTTCTTCTATTAATATCTGCTAGTGCCATATTTTGACTAGAATTAATATCATTTATACTTCTTTGTAAATTATTTTGTCTATTCATTTCATATTGAGGCATTATTCCTGAGTTACTTCTTCCTGAATTAACTAAATATTCTTTAAAGTTTTTTGCTGCTAATTGATTTTGTATATTTGCTTGGTTTCTTTGTGTATTAAAGTTAGCTGCATTTTGTTCTCTTTCTGCTTGTAAATCACTTAATGCTTGATTTCTAGTATTTTCTAAATCAGCTATTGCACTTTGCTTTTGTGCTTCTTTAATTTTATTTAATTGTGTTTGATAATCTATTGCCATTATTATCTCCCTCTCTTCCACTCATTATTTATTCTTGTATATGGTATTGCTTTTTTCCATTCTCCATTTATTCTTACATAAGGTGTTGACCTTTTCCATTCTCCATTAATTCGAAGTCTACCTATTCTATCTGTTTTAGTACAACTTATTATTTTTTCATTACCAGCACTTAACATAGTGTTTCCATCCCAAGTTTCTATTGCAAATCCTAAATCAAATGTATTTGTGTTTGGATAAACATCAAATAACCTTTTTATTGTTGCTTTGCTTAGTTTAAATATTGTTCCACTTGTAGGATAGTTTATTGTTTCTAATGCTTCTATTCGTGGTCTTGATATACGAAGTATATATGTATAATTTACATACTTTGTATAATTAACACTGAAATTTTCTTCTATGTTTGAACCTGTTACTGAATTAGTTACTGCATATCTATTTATTTTTGTTAATGTTAAATCTCCACTTAAACTTGCAGAACCTTTACCATTTGAATTATCAGTAAAACTCGCACTAAAACCTATTGTTTTACTTCCATCAGCATCATGTGGTACTTTTATACTCCCACTTGCTACTGTTATTGTATTTCCTTGTAAATCATAAGTTATATTTTGATTGCAAACTAATGAACCATTTACATAAGCTACTAAAGGATTTTCTGCATATCCTGTCCATGTTCTATATGATGATGAACTACTTAATTGTAAATTCCAGTCTACCCATGAATAGTTGTCACTTCCACTACTTACATAAGACTCTCCTACATTCATTATTAAACTAAATCGACTATCTCTACTCCATGTTGCACTTCTACTTGTACTTGCCATCTAATCAACTCCTTTTATGAATATAAAAAGAAGATATCACCATCTTCTCCTGTACTTGGTAGTGATGTACCATAAGTTATATGTAAATTAGTTCTTGATGTCATATAATTATCAAATGTGTTATTACATCTTCTTGAGTTTGTTAATCTTGAATCTGCATCTTCTACATAATTATTTTCTATTGTTTCTATATGACTTTTTGCTTGTCTTAAATATCCCTCTATTTCTTCAATTAAAGTATTATTTATATAATCTTTTATATCTGCTCCTGCTTTATCAAATTTTTCTTTTAATTGTTGAGCTGTTATTCCATCTGCTGTATTAGGTCTATCACTTAATGCTTGTATATTGTTAACATTTGCTGTTAAACTAGTTATATTAATATTATCCATTATTTACTTTCACCTCCAGTTTCTACTCGTAAACTTAATGCTAATATTGTACAGTCTGTTCTTTCTTTGTTATCTATTGTTATTTTTAAGTTTGTAAATTTTTTTGCTTTTAATTTTAATCTAAATGGTTGTGGATTATTTGATACTTGAAATGAAAAATCACTAAAATCCACATCATCTAATAAAATCATTGAATATGATATTTCTTTTTTAACAGGGCTTTCATTTTTGTTTGTTATATATCCTATTGTTGCACTTGCTTTGGTTTGTGGTTGCATTAATACCCATATTTTTCTCATTGTTTTTCTTAAATATGGTGTTTCAAAATCATAAAAGTCCATTTCCCATTTTGCATTTATTATTTCTCCATCAAAATCATCAAATTGTTCTCCAAATTTTACTATTTTTCCTTGGTCTGTTGTTGCATATATATTATCATCTAAATCTTCTATACTACTTATACTATCTGCAAGTGTTATTCTTGAATATGTATCATTAAAATAGTTATATATATATACTCTATTATCATTTACTACCCAATATTGATTATCTTTTTGATAATCTAATGTTTTTACATTTACTAAGTTTGAATCTACTAAATCTAATTTTATTTTTTGTGATATATCTTCCATGTTTCTTTCATCACGAACATTAGATGATTTCCACTTAATTATTGCTCCATTTTCAATTGTTACTGGATCATTGTTTAATACTTGACCTTGACCCATTGCAATATTACCATGTGCTTCATTTAAAGGAAATGTTTGTACACTTGATTCTGTTCTATTTTCATCTAGTTGTAATGTTCCTATTGTACAGTAATATGCTTCTGGTTTATTTGTTGTTACTAATAATCTATCATATTGTCTTGTTAAGTCTGTTACGGCAAAGTTCTTTGGTCCTACATCCAATTGATTAAAAGTAGGAAAATACTCAACACTTGGTATTCCATCTTCGGGAGCAGAATATCTTATTCTATTTCTTTCATCAGGATTACCATATAAGAAAACTCTTGTGTCTACATCTCCACCAAATATAGTTCCAAATTTCATTTTTTCTATAAAATGTCTACTCCCATTGTTTTTATTCCAATATATATCTACATTATCTAAGTTATTACTTGGTGCTGTTGTAAATGTAACAATTCCATCTTCTAAGTTAACTGTATAATCAGTTGTTACCTCTCCATCTACTTCTACTTTATCAACACTTAAAATATTTGTTTCTGCTAATTGATAAGTAGTAGAACTTCCATCACCATTAAATGTTTGATGTTTTTTTCCTGTTAAAAGATTTATTTGTTCATATTCAGTTCCACCACCTGTTGGAGGTGTTGCTATAAATACTTTAGGTATATATCCCTCTACTTCTTTTAAAACAGTTCCATCCCATGACATATATTTTCCACATAATATATATACTTTATTATCAAAAGTAAAAAAAGAACATTCATCTGTTCCTATTGTTCCTATTTCATGAGGCTCTAAACTATCCCAGTCTTCTTCATTGTCTAATTCATCACTTAAAAAATAATATAGTTTTCCTCCAGTTGCTACTAATAAATAATGTATTCTATTTAATATTGCTGCAAATAATCCTTTTATTGGTGTTTCAAAATTATAAAAACTCTTATATCCATACATTTTACGAAGTTTAAAGTCATTTGTTATATAAAAGTTATTCATATTACCAGATTCACCTAGTTTTATTTGTGTATCTCCAGTATTTGAAAGATTTAATCCTAAGAACTTATTAATTGTTACTGGATTTATTGTTTTTTGTATTGGTATTGTTGCCATAATCCACCTCCTAATAATCTAAAGAAGCATCATATTTATCTTCTCTTGTTTCTGGTGTTTTAGGGTTAGGTTTTAAGAACATACCTTTTAATTCTTCATATCTTTGTTCAAAATATCCTGCTAGTGCTTTATCTTCATGTAACATAAGATTAGCTGCTAGTCCATTTGTAAGTAATGTATTTGCTTTTATATCATCTATTTGTACACTTTGTTCTAATGTTTTAATAGGTACAGGATATACCATTTCACTTTGTTTTCTATAACGATTTTCTATACCTATTATTTCATTTTGTAACATTGTAAGTATAGATGGTGCTTTCGCTTTATATTCTGCTGTTGTTGTTTCATCTAATTGTCCTGTATCTGTCATTTCATCTATCATTGCCATTGTCATAATAAAAATAGCTTCTGCTTTCATATTTGCCTCCTCATATCAAGAAAGAGATTATTCTCTTCCTTTATATCAAAAGACAAAAGAATTGAATCTTTTATCTATTATCCATTGTTTTGTGTTGGAGCAGTTTTATAATGTGCGTAAATAGCGTCTTTTTTACCTTCTAATACGAAAGTATCAAATCTTACTCTACCTTCAATAAGGTTTCCATTGATTCCTGGAGGATTATCATGTATTTTATATTCTGTTAATTTTGCTGGAGATACTGTTGCTGATGGATGTGCAATTATGAAATCACAATTTGTTGGTAAATAAGATGCAGGTACTTTAATTAGTTTAACTCCATCTATTTCACCTACTAAACCATTTAAAGCAATTTTAGTAGCCATATCACCTGTTTTAACAAATGATGGGTCTAATTTAATGTTTTTATAAAATTCTGGTGAAATTGCTGCTACTCTTCCTG